TATCTAAGTCTGGTGCTGATGCTAAAAAAATGTTTACAGATAAAGTAGTTCCAATATCAATTAACTACCCGTTCTTTTTTAAACCGATTCAAGATGGTATGGATCGACCTAAAACAGAGCTTGCATATAGAGTGCCCGCATCAAAGTTAACTCGTAAACGTTTTGAATCAAAAGAAAAAGCATTACAATTAGAGGGGTTAGATACAACTATTGATTGGAAAAATACTGGGAACAACAGTTATGATGGTGAAAAACTTACGTTGCTTGTACACGATGAAGCTGGTAAATGGGAAAGACCAGAAAACATTCTTAACAACTGGAGAGTTACTAAAACAACCCTTAGATTAGGTTCAAGAATAATTGGCAAGTGTATGATGGGTTCAACAAGTAACTCATTAGACAAGGGCGGTGAGAACTTTAAAAAACTATATAATGACTCGGACGTTACGAAAAGAAATAAGAATGGACAGACTCGCTCGGGATTATATTCTTTGTTCATACCTATGGAATGGAATTTCGAAGGATTCATCGATTCTTATGGAATACCTGTCTTTAACACACCGAGCAACCCTGTCAAAGACCACCAAGGAGATAATATCGACATCGGGGTTATTGAACATTGGGAGAATGAAGTTGAGGGATTAAAAGGAGATCAGGACGGTTTAAATGAATTTTATCGTCAGTTTCCAAGAACTGAGGAACACGCATTCAGAGACGAAACAAAAAATAGTATATTTAATTTAGCAAAAATATACGAGCAAGTAGATTTTAACGAAGAAGCAAAATACAGCGCTTTAGTTACAAAAGGAAGCTTTCAATGGCAAAATGGTGTTAAAGATACAAAAGTTGAATTTATACCTAATCCAAACGGAAGATTTAATGTTAGTTGGGTTCCACCCACACATTTACAAAATAAAGTAATACTAAAAAATGGAATTAAATATCCTGGAAACGAACATAGCGGTGCATTTGGCTGCGATAGCTACGATATATCCGGGACTACCGACGGCCAAGGATCTAAAGGCTCTTTACACGGTCTCACAAAATTTAGCATGGAAGAAATTCCTGCTAATATGTTTTTTTTAGAATATATAGCTAGACCGCAAACAGCGGAAATGTTTTTTGAAGATATATTAATGGCATTACACTTTTATGGTATGCCAATACTAGCAGAAAACAACAAGCCTAGATTATTATATTATTTAAAACGAAGAGGATATAGAGGCTATTCAATGAATAGACCTGATAAAATATGGAATAAATTATCGGTTACTGAAAAAGAAATAGGAGGTATACCGAATTCAAGCGAAGATATTAGACAAGCTCATGCTGCTGCAATTGAAAGTTATATAAATAACTATGTAGGTGAAAAAGAAGATGGTAGTTACGGAGATATGTATTTTAATAACACATTAAACGATTGGGCTAAGTTTGATATAAATAAAAGAACAAAATTTGATGCGGCGATAAGTTCAGGCTTAGCGGTTATGGCATGCAATAAAAACAGATACGCCCCAAATCAAACAAGAGAATTAAAAAGCAAAGTTAATTTTAGTTTTTCTAAATATAACAATAATGGAAATTTTTCAAAAATAATACAATAGATGGCAAGAGTATCACCAAAAGGTATTTTTCCGAGTCAAGCAGTTAGCGACGCAGAAAAAGGAGGTTTAGATTATGGACTTCAAGTTGCTAAAGCTGTTGAGTCAGAATGGTTCAAAAAAGATTCAGGAGGATCTCGCTATTTCTCAAATAGAGATAACTATCATAACCTTAGGTTATATGCTAGAGGCGAACAAAGCATTAAAAAATATAAAGATGAATTATCCATTAACGGTGATTTGTCTTATCTAAATTTAGATTGGAAACCAGTACCTATTATTCCAAAGTTTGTGGATATAGTTGTTAATGGTATTGCCGAGAGGGTATACGGATTAAAAGCTTTTTCTGTTGATCCTATTGCCAGCAAAAAAAGAACAGAATATGTTAATGAAATGCTTAACGATATGTACGCTCGTGATTTTGCAGCTAAAATATCAGAAGCAACCGGCGTTAATACTTTAAGTAATAAAGAAGAGTCGATCCCAGAGTCAGAAGATGAACTTAATTTACATATGCAATTAAATTATAAACAATCTATAGAATTAGCACAAGAGCAAGCTATAGATAATATTTTTAATTTAAATAAATACGAATTATTAAAGAAAAGATTAGATTACGATATTACTGTTTTAGGTATTGGATGTGTTAAGAATAGCTTTAACACTGCGGAAGGTATAAAACTAGAATACGTTGATCCCTCTGATTTAATATATTCCTACACAGACTCGCCTTATTTTGATGATTTATATTATGTTGGGGAAGTTAGAAGAGTAAGTTTAGTTGAATTAAAGAAACAATTTCCCGAATTAACAAACGAAGATATTGAAGAACTTGAAGGTAAAGGCAATAGCTCATTATTATACAACCAAATTGGTGTAAACTCTTCGGATAAAAATTTTGTATATGTATTGTATTTTGAATATAAAACATTTCAAAACCAAGTATATAAAATAAAAGAAACTAATAGTGGGGCAGACAAAGCAATTAAAAAAGACGACACATTTAACCCCCCTAAAGATTCTAGAGCTAGATTTGAAAAAGTAAATAGATCTATAGAATGTTTATATGAAGGCGCAAAAATAGTTGGCCATGATAAATTATTAAAATGGCAAAAGGCTGTTAATATGACAAGACCTAAATCTGATATTACAAAAGTTCAGATGAGTTACAATATTGTAGCACCTAGAATATACAAAGGAAAAACTGAATCGTTAGTTAGTAGAATGACATCATTTGCCGATATGATTCAAATCACACATTTAAAGCTCCAGCAAGTTTTATCTCGTATGGTTCCTGATGGGGTTTATTTAGACGCGGATGGGTTAGCGGAAGTTGATTTAGGCAATGGAACTAATTATAACCCGCAGGAAGCATTAAATATGTATTTCCAAACTGGTTCTGTTATTGGTAGGTCAATGACACAAGACGGTGAATTTAATAATGGTAGAGTACCTATACAAGAATTAAGAGCTGGTGCTGGAGGTTCAAAAATACAAAGCTTAATACAATCTTATAATTATTATTTGCAAATGATGCGAGATGTTACGGGGTTAAATGAAGCAAGAGATGGAAGCACGCCAGATAGAAATGCCTTAGTCGGTTTACAAAAAATAGCTGCTGCTAATTCAAATACAGCTACAAGGCACATACTACAAGCTGGTTTATATATTACTTTAAAAACTGCCGAAGCAATATCATTAAGAATATCTGATATATTGGAGTTTTCAAATACTAAAAATTCTTTTGTACAATCATTAGGCAAAGTTGATGTTGCCACTCTTGCTGAGATTAAAGATTTACATATTCATGATTTTGGAATATTTTTGGAATTATCCCCAGACGAGGAAGAAAAACAATTGTTGGAAAATAATATACAAATGGCTATATCTCAAAAGCAGATAGAACTAGAGGATGCTATTGATGTTAGAGAAATTAGAAATTTAAAATTAGCCAATCAGTTATTAAAATTAAGAAGAAAGCAAAAGTTTGAAAGAGATAGACAAATCCAAATGGAAAATATCCAAGCACAATCACAAGCTAACGCTCAGTCAGCTCAAGCAGGAGCCGCCGCAGAAATACAAAAACAGCAAGGGATTGCTGAAACAAAAGTACAAATTGCACAAGCACAATCGCAATTTGATATTGCAAAACTTGAACGAGAAGCACAAATTAAAAAAGAACTAATGGAGTTTGAGTTTCAACTTAATATGAAGCTTAAAGAGCAGGACAATCAGGTGATTAACAATAAAGAGAAGTATAAAGAAGATCGTAAAGATAAAAGAACAAAAATACAAGCATCACAGCAAAGTGAACTTATAGACCAGAGAAAATCTGGAAAACCGCCAAAAGACTTTGAATCAGCAGGATTTGATAATTTGGGTGGATTTGGTTTAGAGCAATTTGAACCAAGATAATATTTAAACAATTATATTTTATTATGTCAGAAAACATCAAAGCAGAAGCTTTAGACATCGAAGAAAAGTCTATTGCTGAAAAAGAAGCAGAAGTACAAAAAATACCAACCAATGAGGATGGTGATTACACTGTAGATTTAGGAAAAATTAACGAAACAAAAGAAGAAACAGATGCCGTTCAAGAACAAAAAACAGAAGATGGCGTGTTACGCGGAGGCGGCGAGAATGAAAAAGATGGGGAAGAAGCCAAAGTGGAACTGCAAGAAGTACAGCAAGAAAAAGTAGAAGAACCTGTACTTGAAGAGGTTATTGAAGAAGAAGTTTCGGAAGAGCCGGCTCCAGCAGCTGAAGAAAAACAACCACAGCAAGAAGTTGAACCGGTTGAAGAAACAAAAGAATCAGAAGTAAACCTACCAGAAAACATACAGGACCTGGTAAAATTTATGGAAGAAACCGGTGGTACTCTTGAAGATTATGTCAGATTAAATGCTGACTTTTCAAATGTAGATCAAAATACATTATTAAGAGAATACTATAAACAAACTAAGCCTCATTTAAGCTACGATGAAGTATCGTTTTTATTAGAAGATCAATTTTCATTTGACGAAGAAATTGATGAGGAAAGAGATATTAAAAGAAAAAAACTTGCTCTTAAAGAGGAAGTCGCAAATGCCAATAAGTTTTTAAATGAAACTAAGGATAAATACTATAAGGAAGTCAAGTTGAGTTCCAAATTAGCTCCTGAACAACAAAAAGCTATTGATTTTTTCGACAGATACAATAAAGAGCAAAAATCAGCTGAAGAATTATTACAGCAGCAAACAAAACATTTTGAACAAGAAACTAGTAAAGTTTTTAGCGAAGGATTTAAAGGTTTTAATTTCGACGTAGGAGACAAGAAATATCGTTTCAATGTAAAAGATGTTAATAAAGTAAAGGAAACCCAAAGTGATTTATTAAATGTTTTTAATAAATATGTTGGTGACAATAAAATGTTACAAGACGCCGGGGGTTACCATAAAGCTTTATTTGCCGCTTCTAATCCTGACAAAATAGCTAACCATTTTTATGAACAAGGTAAAGCTGACGCAATCAAGCAAATGAGTGCGGAGGCCAAAAACATTAACATGGACCCTAGAAAAACTTCTAGTGGGTATGTTGACGCTGGCGGAATAAAAGTAAAAGCTATTTCTGGGGATGATAATTCTAAGCTAAAATTTAAACTTAAGAATTATTAACTAACAAAAAAAAATTAAAATGGCGAATAACAATTCATTTGCTGGCCCATTGGCTGGCAGCATTTTGACTCCTTCGGCTCAAAAAATGACAACCTTAGGAAGTTACTTAGACATCCAAAACGATGGATGGGCTAAACAATATCTACCTGAGCTTTACGAAAGTGAAGTACAGAGATACGGGAACAGAACTATTTCTGGATTCCTTTCACAAATTAGTGCAGAAATGCCAATGTCTTCTGATCAAGTAATTTGGTCTGAGCAAGGTAGACTACACTTATCTTACAACGGTACAATTAACTGTACAGATGGTGTTGTAACTTCAATAACTGGAATTGATAGTGGCGCAACTGAAGCTCACGCTGTAAGAAAAGGCGCTACTGTAGTTGCTGAAATTACTGGATCTGCTGGTACAGTTGTTGTAAAAGCTTTATGTACTGAAGGCGTTGAAACTGCTACTAACGCATTGAAATTAAAGCCTTACGGAGGGCAAAATTTTGATGATTTAGATGTTTTAGTTGCTAACGATACAGCTGTAGCTATTAAATTTTTCGTATACGGTTCTGAATTTTCAAAAGGAACTGCTAGTATGACTGAATCTATTGAGCCTACATTCAAAACTTTCACTAACAAGCCAATGATTATTAAAGATCACTTTGAAATCAATGGATCTGATACTGCTCAAATCGGGTGGGTACAAGTAAGTGGTGAAAGCGGAGAGTCTGGATACCTATGGTACTTAAAATCTTCTGCTGATACAAAAGCAAGATTTGATGACTATTTAGAAATGATTGCAATTGAATCTGAAAAAGCTGACGGTGCATCTGAAGTAGGTGTTGCTGGTTCTCAAGGATTACTTTCAGCTATTGGCGAAAGAGGAATTGTAGCTACAAATCAATTTGATTCAGGTGCAGTATTATCTGAATTTGATGATGTATTAAAAGAATTAGACAAGCAAGGAGCTATTGAAGAAAACATGCTTTTCTTAGACAGAGATGCTAACTTAGTAATCGATGACTTACTTGCAGGATTAAATCCAAATATTTCTGGAGGTCTTGGATTTGGAGTATTTAATAACTCTGAAGACATGGCGTTAAATTTAGGTTTTTCTGGTTTTAGAAGAGGTTCTTATGACTTCTATAAAACTGACTGGAAATACTTAAACGACAAGTCAACAAGAGGTTCGATCGGTGGATTAAAAGGACTTTTAATTCCTGCTGGAACATCTTCAGTATATGACCAAAACTTAGGAAGCAATGTTAGAAGACCTTTCTTACACGTAAGATATAGAGCTTCTCAAGCTGACGATAGAAAATTAAAATCTTGGGTTACTGGTTCAGTAGGTGGAGCATCTACAATCGGTGATGACAAAATGGAGATTCACTATCTATCAGAAAGATGTTTAGTGGTTCAGGCTGCAAACAACTTCATAAGATTTGACTCATAAATTTTAATGTAATTTTTACCCTCGTTGTAACGACGGGGGTAATCATTACTCTTATTAATTATATTATATTATATCATGGCAAAAATTAAAGAAAAAGCAACTAAAGTTGCGCCCAAATGGGAAATAAAAGATAAATTATATCAATTATCAATAAACGAATCACCAATTGCTTTTATGGTAAAAACAAGAGGCATATTGTGGTTTGACGAAGAAAAAGGATACGAAAGAGAAATTAAATATTGTGAAAATCAAAAAACAGTATTTGTTGACGAAATGAAAGGTCCTGAAAGATTATCAAGAATTGTTTTTAGAGACGGAAGATTATTTGTTCCAAAAGAAAAACAAACATTGCAAAAATTTTTAGCTATTCACCCGGACATGAATAAAAAATTCTACGAATACAATCCGGTTAAAGAAGCAGAAGATGATTTAGATGTTCTTGAATATGAAATACAAGCATTAACTATGGCCCAGAATATAGATATTGATCACGCTGAGGCAATATTAAGAACAGAGCTTGGAAATAAAGTGTCTAAGATGACTTCTAAGGAACTTAAAAGAGATTTATTATTATTTGCTAGAAGCAATCCAGAATTGTTCTTAGAATTGGCAAATGACGAAAATATAAATATTAGAAACATTGGTATAAAAGCTGTTGAAAACGGTATTATATCTTTATCAAGTGATCAAAGAACATTTAAGTGGGCATCGAACGATAGAAAACTTATAACAGTTCCATTTGATGAAAATCCATATTCAGCTTTAGCAGCATACTTTAAAACCGATGAAGGTATTGAAGTATATCAAACGGTTGAAAAAAAATTAAAATAAAATGCTTATAGTGGTTAGGCCGCAAATAAGCGGCTTAATCATTATATAAAAAAATATTATGGCAATATCAGTTGATACAACATATAAAACAGTATTATCAATACTCAATAAAGAATCAAGAGGTTTTTTAACGCCAGATGAATTTAATAAAATAGGTTCACAGGTGCAACTTGATATATTAGAAAAAAATTTTTACGAATATAATAGAGCGGTTATTAAAAGTAATTTAAATCGTTCTGTGTCAGAATACGGTGATATTCCATCAAATATTAAAGAAAAAATAGACATTTTGTCTAAAGAACAAGAAGTTTACATACCAAATGCAAATTCTTTTATTCCTAATACTGATCTTAGGCAAGTAGAAAGCATAATTGGTGTTACCACACCAACAAGCATTACAGCTGGAACTTATAGCAATATTGCTACTACTACAACAGGCAGTGGAACTGGTTTAACAGTAACGGTTGTCGCTACGGGAAGCACCTTTGTAGCAGGAACAACAACAGTTAAAGTTGTTGATGGGGGAACTGGATATTTAGCAGGCGATAGTATTACAGTACCTCAAGCTTCCATGACTGGAGCGTCTGGTCCTTTTACGTTTCCTGCTCTTTCATCACATTTAAACATTACTGGAAACTTAATTTTACCTACAGATATATATAAAGTAATTGCGCTTTCAAGATTAAGTAGAACAATAAATTTTGATGAATTAAAGAAATCAGAATTTACTTATGTTAACTCTTCTAAATTAACGGCCCCATCTTTAACTTATCCTGTATACTATAGAGATTCAACTAGTATAAAAGTTAGCCCTTCTACATTAATCAATAGTTATCTAACATTAGATTATGTTAAAACACCTACAGATCCTGCATGGGTTGGAACTGAAGATTCAAATGGGGCTTTAACATATTCTGCTGGTTCATCAGTTGATTTTGAATTACATATTTCCGACAAAGTGTCTTTAATATTGGGGATTTTAAAATACGCAGGGGTCGTAATCAGTGATCCCCAAGTAGTTCAAGCCGCTAGCGCTGAAGCAAATTCACAAGTTCAATTAGAAAATTTATAATAAATGGGATTAATTACAAAAACAAATCAATCGTATTACAATAAATCGCAAGGTTTTATAGGCAATGGCTCTAATAAAGTTTTTACTTTAGCAACAAATGCATTCGAAACAATCCCATCCAATGTTGCAGTGTTCGTTGGCAATGAAGAAATAAATACAAACAATTATACTTATGCTGCCCCCACATTAACATTTTCTTCTAATGTTAATAATTCACAAGTATTAGCGTCTGGCGGTGCGCCTTTGGCTGACAAAGTAATAGAAGTTAAAGCAGCAGGGGTATTAAGCAGATTTGGCGACTATAGATACATTTCTTTAAACGATATAATAAATAATTATATAGTTGCTTTTGTGGGGGATGGAAAATTAATACCAAGTGTTAAGAAGTCAGACGTATTATTTCATACAAAAAGAGGTATACAAGAGTTTAGTTATGATGTGGCTAGAACTGAAAAAATACAAGAAATAGAAGTTGGACCAAGCTTGTCTATACCAATGCCACAAGATTACGTGCATTATGTTAGAATATCTTTTATAGATGATGTTGGTGTTGAACATATTATTTACCCGGGTAGATACACTTCTAAACCTTCTGAATCAATATTACAAGATGATGATTACGCGTATCTTTACGACGTAGACGGCTCGTTATTAACTGGTTCACCAGTAACAAGTGATAGATTTAAAGATTTTGATAATAGAAAAATATCCGGCAATTTTGCTGATGAAGATATTACATACGATACAAACGTTGGTTTACAAAAAATTACATCCTACGGTGGTAGAAAAGGATCAAATCCTGAAACTACTCAAGAAAACGGAATATTTTTAATAGATGAACTAAATGGTAAAATTAGTTTTTCTAGTGAATTATCAGGACAAATAGTTACATTAAAATATACGTCGGATGGTTTAGGAACGGACGATGAAATGAAAATACACAAATTTGCAGAAGATGCAATATATAAGTACATAACTTATGCTGTAGCTAGCTCAAGAGCAAACTTTCCTGAATACATTATAAATAGATTTAGAAAAGAAAAAAGAGCGGCAATAAGAAATGCTAAATTAAGATTATCTAGCCTTAAAATTGCAGAACTAGAGCAAGTGATGAGAGGTAAATCAAAATTTATTAAACACTAATACATGCCAGAAATTAAAAACAACTTCGTTCAAGGTAAAATGAATAAAGACCTTGATGATAGATTATTACCTAACGGCCAGTATAGAGATGCAAAAAATATAACAGTTTCAAAATCTGAAAACTCAGATGTAGGAACTGTTCAAAATATAAAAGGAAATGTAAAATTATTTAATGATAATTTAAATCTTCCTGTGTCTGCTCCTTTTTGTGAAACAATAGGTAAATATATAGATTCATTAACTGGAGAAATATTTTGGTTTGTAACAAATTTTGATGGAACAGCTTCTGAAAGTTCTTCTTTAGTTAATTATGCGGGGTCTTCTTTTGTTTGTAAAATATTTTATTCAAAACCAGATGGAACATTTAAAACATTAGTTGACTCTTATAGATTAAATTTTAGTAAACAACACCCTATAACACATTTAAATCGGTTAGACAATATTTTATTTTGGACTGACAATTATAATCAGCCTAGAAAAATAGAAATAGACAAAGCGTTAGGGAATAATAATCCCTATAGTAACGATGTTTATTTAGAAGACAAAATTAGTGTTGCACAATATGCTCCTTATGCTGCTCCAATAGTAAAATTATCTTACGATTCTTCTATAAAAAGTAAAACAATTGAAGAAGAATTTGTTAAATTTTCATATAGATTTAAATATGATAATAATGAATATTCATTGATGGCGCCGTTTACTCAGCATTGTTTTCATCCTGGAAAAGCCGCACAAACATTTAATGATGGAACATATTCAACATCTAGTAGCGGTATGGCGGGTATTTTAACGTCTAGTGATATATCAGATATTGCAAAAACTACAGTAGTTAACAATATGGTTAATAAGGCTAATAAAGTTTCTTTATTAATTACTCTTCCATTTGATGAATCTATATCTTCACACGCAACCGCTAAAGTTAATAACGGATCAGGATTAACAGGAACAACTCACACAGTAGATACGGTTGCTGGAACAATTGCCGCTAATAATATAATGTTAACGGATAATAACGAATTATATGTTATTAATAGTTTTACAGCTGGCAATCCTAATTCTACATTGGCAACAACTGCTTCTATTTCACCTGCAATAGCTAATAATACAGATTTGTATTTTTTCAATGTAGGCACATCATCACCTTACGGGTGGAGTAATAAATTAAAAATAAAAGAAATTGAAATATTATATTCTGAATCTGATAGCACTGCTATAAAAGTAATAGATATAATAAAAGTTGGAACCTCATCACTAACGGTAAAGCCTATTATAGAGGTTATAAGTAGCACATCTGCAAGGTTAAGATATACCTACGAATATATTTACAAGTCAACTAAAGCAACAAAAACACTTCCAGAAGCTGATTTAATTAGGGTTTCAGATATTATACCAGTTAAAGCTAAAACACAAGAAATATCTGGTAATAGAATAATCTACGGAAATTTTTTACAAAATAGAAATACAGATGATGTTTTTGATACATCTAGTATTACTATTGGGAGCGGTGATCAAAGCTTAAAAAATAAAGAATATTTATTGTCTTCTGTAAAATCAAATAGAACATATCAAGTAGGTATTGTTCTTTCTGACAGATATGGTAGGCAATCCCCTGTTATACTGCCAGACGAGTCAACGTCTTTTGTTGACCCTAAAACTGGTGTTGTAACAAATGGCTCGAACTCTTGGAATCATAGTTGTTTAAAAACAACTTTTAATACACCGCTTGGAAGCGATATATATAATAATGCTGATAATCGTTTAGGATGGTATTCTTATAGGTTTGTAGTTAAACAAACAGAACAAGATTATTATAACGTATATTCACCGCAAGTGTTGGAGGCTGGAACATTAACAAGCGCTACTGACCGTAGTTCTTTCGTTTTACTTCACGGAGATAATATAAATAAAGTCCCTAGGGACGTAACTGATGTTAATGCAGAAACTGGTAATCAAGGATCTAACATTAGACTTTTACCAAAAGTTAAAGAAAATAGTGTTTTACAAGCGGGTTATACAAATTTACAACAGCAAACCGGAGTAGATTTTATTGAAGTTACTTCAATTGGTACTGCTTTAGAACAAGGTTTAACAGAAAAACTAGATGGAGGAGCCGCAACTGATGTTTTAAACGAAGTGTATCTTAAAGAAAAAAATCCTTTATTTGCACAAATGCCAACTGGTTTAGGCTCTTATTTTAGTACTTGGGCACCTGGAACAAAAGCGTTTAGTCTATATGCTTTCGAAACACAGCCGTTTG